CAAGCTATAGAAATGACTTTTGATATAGTAGCTGAACCCAACTACATTGTTGGATGTTAAGAAAGAAGCATAGTTATCTAATCAAGTACTTTAAATCTTTAAGTGAGCCTGAAGTACTCAAAGCATTAGATAAGCTGTTAGAGTCTAAATTAATAGGTAAAAGAGAGTATAAATCAATACTGAAGGAATGTCAGAAAGATTAAAAACAATTAGTAAGAATTATTATGATGATGAAATACTCTTTAAAGATGGTATAACAGGAGAGTTATACTTAAAAGCAGGGGTACACAGGTTACACTATAATGATCATATAGATCCTAACAAACTAGAGAATCATATTAATCAGGAAGAGATTGTGTACAGGAAGCAGTTAGATAGTAATGAGTTGTTAGAAAGAGATTGGAATGAATAAATCAATATTATACAAAATGATAAAGAAAAAAGAATTATTAGACTTTCCATTATTAGAGTTTACAAAATTATTAGGCTTTACAAATAAACCAGACATGACATTAGATGTTATAGAACAATCTAAGAAGCACTTTAGTGGGTTTAAGGACTTAGAAGAGTTAAAGCAAGAATTCCCTGCTCATGGGTTAGGGTTCTTCCCAGATACAGAAGATAATAAATAAAATTAGCATAATATTTATTATTATAAAATAATTATTGAATAAGTTGCTAATGTGGATATAATTTTGTATATTATACAAAGGAGGAAATAAAATGGAATATACAATACCAGTAGTTAAAAGTAGATATTACAAAGCATCACTCAGGGTTATTAATAGTTGGTTAAACTTAACTGACTTTGAACTAGAGATTATTGCCACAATGCTTACACATAATATTACTGTATTAAATAAAGTAACAAGGCTACAAGTTAGGCTTCTTCTGGATAAGAAGGAAGAAACATTTAATAATTACTTATTGCGCTTAAAGCAGAAGAAGTTACTTGTGGTTAAAGAGGATGGGTTAGAAATACACTCTAAGATTATAGAAGCTGTAAAAGAACCTAAAATAACTATTAATTTTAAAATTACAGATGTCAGTTAGAATAGGTACAGCAACAATACAGGTTGAAAATTATTTAGAGTTAGAAGAAGCTAGAACATCTTTAGAAGAGAAGTTAAAGTTTCATGGTAATAAGCATCCTGACTTTAGTTGTATCATTGAACAGAATACAGATTTAAATCAAATAATTATAAAGACATTATATCTAGGAGAATATGCCAACTAAGAATGCAGCAATAGATGCAATATCCATTGAGGTAGCTGAAGAGTTAGGCTTATCTTCTGATATAGTTAAGACTATAAATAGAATGCAGTGGAGGTTCTTATTAGAGACTATTCAGTCTGAATCAGATTCACCAGTTCAGTTAATTTACTTAGGTAAGTTTGTTAGGAATAAAAAGTTTAAAAATGGAAACAATGTTAAAAGAGATTTTTTTAGGTTTCAAAAACCTGATATTTCCTAATCAAGAGATTGAATCAGTAGCTGAAGAAAGACTCAAGAAGTGTCATACTTGTACTGTAAGAACAGATAACTTTTGTGATAAGACTAAATCTGAAAATGGCATTAAAGGCTGTGGTTGTTATTTAAAACTTAAAGTTAGAAGTACTAGTGAGTGTCCTTTAAAAAAATGGTAACATGGTAATAACATTACGTTGTTTAACAGATATATACTCCAAACCTAATAAAGAGGGTGTTCAAAAGATAACCAAAAGGAATGTAGAATTCAAAAAACAATTTGAAAGTTCTATGATTCTAATTGAACAACATATTAACTCAAAGGGGACACCAAGTAAAAAATGGTGTACAGTTAAAATGGGAGAAGAGTATTTTAGAGTTAACCACAAGTTTGAAGAGTTAGAAAAGTTAAATAGCCATATGACAGTGAGAGGGTTTAGATGGTAATACCTAAAACATTTAAAATATTTGGTATTACTTTTAAAGTAACTCAACCTTGGAAGTTAGATAAGAAAGATTCTCATTGGGGATCTTGTAGTATTTCTGATAAAAGTATTAAGGTTAAAAGAAACTTAAATCAAGAACAAAAAGAAATAACATACTTACATGAAATAACACATGCTATATTAGATACTTTAGAATACAATGATTTATCAAATGATGAAGATTTTGTAGAAAGATTTAGTAAAGCGTTACATCAAGTAATTACAACTAGTAAATAATGGAAAAAGTATCTGAGTTTATAGATAGACATAAGAAAGATGTAGATGGTAAAGTATCTATTGATCTAATAGGATTATTAATAGAACTGCATGCTAGAGTTATTACTCAAGCAAGGCAAGTTAATGAAATGCAAGAAGCATTAGGTGACTATGCTAATATAATGGAATCTACAATGAAAAGGTTAGATGCATTAGAAGGTAAGAAACAAATCATTAGTTTAGATGATTTAAAATAATGACTAAAAAACCAGAATCATCAACTAAGCAAAAAAACAGAACAGTATCTGAAGACTTGCTTAGTTCATATAGATCAGCATTGTATAGAGTTAAAGATTTCTTTGATACAATAGATTTTGATGAATCTACGGATATTAATGAAAGAATGAAGATAGTTCAGAGTATATTATCTGCAGGTGAAAAATTAGGGAAAAACATAGAAACATTAGTTGTCTTAGAAAAGAAGGTAGCATCAGAAGAGATGGATAAGAATAAGATTAGAGGAAATGTTAAATTATCATTGTTAGAAGGAAATGAGATATAATGAGAGATACTAATCCATATATACCATATGCTGAAAAGTTTAGTAATACATCTGATTTTACATATCTAGGTGATTATTTTACTAAGACATCTAAAGAGGGTTTAGGAAGGTATTGTAATATACCTGAAGATACTGAAGAGTATTTAAACTTTTGGAAGGATGTTAAGAATAAGTGTGTTTATGGGGTAACAAATTCTATAGGACAAAAGATTAGTGGGAATCATTTTTTCTATCTAAACTTCTGTCCTATATTATCTCAATCAGAAGATGATGAGACTAAACGTAAAAAGAAGTCTTTTAACTTCCCTAAATTTGTTGACCTAGACTATGAATACTTTTGGATGCTAGAGTACTGTAAAAACAATGAAAAGGGGTTAGAAGCAGTTAAGGGTAGACGTCAAGGTTGGAGTTATAAAGGTGCAGCAGTAGTTACTCATGAATATACATTCTATAAAGAATCAAGAGCTATTATAGGAGCATTCCTAAGTACTTATTCCCAAGGAACAATGAACATGGTTATTGGATATTTAAATCATATATCTACATATACACCATTTGGTCATATTAGAAACCCTGATCTAAAAGATTACTTTGTATCACAACATCAGAAAGATATTGGTGGTGTTAAGGTATGGGCAGGATATAAATCAAGTGTAGAGGTGTTTACATTTAAAGATAGACCAGCAGTAGCTGCAGGTAAATCAGCATCAATCATATTATTAGATGAAGCAAGTTTGTTTCCTAATATTACAGAATCTTGGGGATTCACTGAACCACTTATTAAAGATGGTAGTTCATTTACAGGTGTAGCAATTATATATGGTTCTGCAGGAGATATGGATAGTGGTAGTAAGTACTTCTATGAAATGTTTACTAACCCTAGGAAATATAACATGTTAGAATTTGCTGACCCAGAGGATCCTGGTAAGATTATAGGATTCTTTAGTTCTTCAACTAAAGGTAGGTGGGGTGTATGTAAAGACCCTAATTCTAAATGGTATGGTTTACCAATGGTAGATTCAGAAGGTAACTCTAATGAAGAAGCAGCCATGGATGATATACTGTACTACAGAGAACAAAGTAGAGGTGGATTAGATCCTAGAGCTTTTCATTTAGCAACAACTCAATTCCCTACAACTTGGAAGGAAGCATTCTTAAGAAACAAAGGAGCTATATTTAGTTCTCCTGAAATGTTAGAATGGTTAGGTGAATTAGAAACAATACCTAGCTTAAGAGATCAAACTGAAAAAGGAGATATATTACTTAGAGATGGTAAATACCAATTTGAACCTAATGATGAATTAGATTATATAACAGAGTTCCCAATGAGAGCTGAAGACAATCCTAGAGGTTGTATAGCTATTTGGGAGAAACCAGAAACAGTAAATGGTGAAATACCTTATGGTTTATATATAGCAGGTTGTGACCCTTATGATCAAAACAAATCTGGAGTAGGTTCATTAGGTAGTTTTTTTATATATAAAAGATTTTATGATGTTGGTAAAACACATGATATTTTAGTAGCAGAATATACTGGGAGACCAGACTTTGCAGATGAGTTCTATGAGAACTGTAGAAAGCTATGTTTATATTATAATGCTAAAGTATTATATGAGAATCAATTACCTGGGTTTAAAGGATATTTTTATAATAAGAATTCAGTACACTTGCTTTGGGAACAACCTAATTATATGATTAAGGATATGATTAAGGATTCTAAAGTACAGAGAGGATATGGTATACATATGACAAGAGGTACTGGAGGTAATTCTGGTATTAAAGATCAATGTGAAATATACACAAGAGATTGGTTGTACACAGAAAGAGATGATACTGATGGTAAAAAAATATTTAACTTTCACACAATAAAATCAATACCACTATTAAAAGAGCTTATTGCTTATGATGGTGAAACAAATACAGATAGAGTTATATCTCTAATGCTTTGTATATTACAAACAAAAGAACTTCATAAAATACATGTGAGTAACATGACTAACTCAAGTTCATCATTTGGTAATGATCCATTCTTAGCTAAGCTATGGGATATGAACCAACTAAAATCTAACAATTTTAAATTTAATAAAAACTAATGGATAGTTCAAACACAGGTAGTTCATCTACATTACCTACACAAAGAGTAACAGGCAAACGTACTGAAAATTGGAAAAAAAGTTCAGTAGATTATTATATAGGCTTTATGTATTCTAATGGTTCTAACTCAAGATCTGATAGAAATAGAAAGATTATTAATTATGATCTAGCCAATGGTATTATTAATCAGTCTGATGTACAAAAGATATGTGATCCATTAGGTACAGGTTCTGCTACCTTTTCAGATCAATTCATGCATCAAGATAAAATCTCTGGACCATTACACCTTTTACTAGGAGAAGAGTCTGAGAAACCAGATACTAGTTTAGTTTACTCTGAATCATCTTCAGATTTAAGTAGAAAG